TGCTTAATACCTGAAATAGCCTTAATCTGTCTTCTTGAAAGCTCATCAGTTTCAGTAATCTCAACTGCCTGATAATACATCTGATTTCCTTCACTATCCAATGCCGGGACATAATCACCATCCGGTGTCTTCATCATCACCGGCTTAGTCACAACCTTGGCATATTCAGAACCATTGGCAAAGGCAACTGCTGCAAGCTCCTGAATCACATCATCCTGCGTAACCTCAATTCTTTCCAGCCTGTCCTTAATTCTTTCATCTATGTATTCCTTAATCTCCGGAACATTCATAAGACGAGCGGCTGCCGCTGCTGCTGTATTATCATTTTTGACGTGTGGATATGCTTCCT